ACAGAAACCTCACAAGACCTTGAGACACACTATCACTTGCCATCGAAAAATCAATGGTGGCTAGCGACAGATCACGGGCACCTTCACGATTCGCATCCTGCGAGTCGAGGTTAATGCCCCCCTTGGCGCGTAAGCGCTGTCGGAGGAAAGCACCAACTCCCTTCTGAACAAACATGTTCAAGTCGGGTTCAATGCAAATGGTCCGGTCGATCTTGTAGTTTTTTGCGACTGTGTCCATCCTACTACCCCACACTGAAGCGGGTAACCCTCCCAAGGGGACACTCTGTTTCCAGAGCGGATTGCACTGAATGACAGCACAACCGAGCGCGTAGGCGTTTGGTGTTACCTCGGGCGTACCCGAGTATTTGTAGCAGTGATCACCCTTGCGGCGGGCGAGGCGGGTGCTAGCACCTGGGCCCCACCCAAAACCACGGGCGATACGTTCCGGATCTACTTCCTTTCCGACCAAGTCAGCAAAGTGCTGCCTTGCAGCCCTCAGGCCCGAGTCTCTTTCGAGTTCGGTGGTATCCTGGGAGAAGTACAGGTTTCGGAAAAAGCAGATCTCTTCGGCCTCCAAGAATTTCTTGAAGGCAGCTTCCGCCTTGAGAGTCTTTCCAGTCTCTCCGTCGTCGAATTTGCTCCTCAGAGAATCGATGAGATACTCTACGGCGAATACACCGGGGTTTCCTCCGATGGGGCGGTCGTCAGATCCAGGCTGCCCGCAGGGTCGTTTTGCATCGACACCGAGGGCCTCGCGAAGCATTCTTTCGAACACTTGGAGGTGAAACCGAAGTTGAACAGGCTTGCAAGTCCCAATACCGCTGCTAGGGACAATAACCAGAGGAAGATCCATACGGAGATTACTCCTAAAGGGAGATAAAGTAGGCTGTCTGCGACCCCTAGGGGTCGCTCTCGAGGTGAGCGCATAAGGTCAGACTGGGGTTAACCCAGGCTGATACCCTTGTGCGTCGCCAGCTTCACATCGGCCTGCGCGAGCAGGTTCGAGAAAAGCACGAGATGCGTCAGCCGCTCCGCCTCGGGTGATTCGGGCGAGAAGTTACACTCGGCCCGGAACAAGGAGGAACGCAGCACCACGGTCTGACCGTCCACGGTCCCTTCCACAGGGCACGTGAGCGACATCAGGACGCGGTTCGCCGCCGTCGGAGTCTTTCCCAGCCGAACTTCGTGCACGAAATTCTGTGCACCTCGGATGAGAGCAGACGCGACGTTGCGGAACGTTGAGACCAGGCCGGTACGATCAGTGATCGAGAAGGTCTGGGCAACGGGGGTCGCAGCTCCGTCATTGACGGTGATGCTGCTGGTTGGAACTGCCATGGGGTATACTCCAGGTTAGTAACGAATGATGGGATCGACTGATCCCGTTGAGCCAGCGAGTTTCGACGCAAGTAACGATAGCGCCTGCGCTGTGTGGCGAACAGACAGCGGGTCCCTAATAGGCAACCCGACAAGAGGGATCGACGTAACAGTACGCCGGATTGACAGGTGCTTTCCTTGACCCTGAATGTAAGCATGGGTCTTAGTGGTACCGTCAGTCCTCGTCTCACCCTTCCAAATGCACTCCTCAGCAAGATACTCGCTGTAAGTGCACGTCCACCCGTTATAGTACTTGAGCGAATTAAGAGCCTGTAGCCAGTCACCGATGGGTAAAGCCCAATCGAGAACGAAGCTATACGGGGTCAGCTCATATACGGTGGACAAGGGAGCGTCCAGTCCAAGAGCCCACAACCGGTCCTGCTCACGAGTGAGCGGAACTTGTGTCGCGGAAATCCTAGCCTGGCAACTCTGCCTGCTCGTTCGATCACAGTGTACTCCCCAGGGAGCCATCTGATTGACGACAAACTCCTTGTCGTCGTTCTTAGACGCCTTGGCTTTCGCTATGATTCTCCAACGATCCGGTTCACGGCGCGTCAGAGCACGAACCCCTCCGTTTACATCGTACATCAGAGGGAGCAGACCATACCAATAT